TCTGCCATTTTAAAAATGTTTTATTTATAAATAGTAACTTATCATAATAGCCAGGTTAAGTCCTCTTGACCATACGGCGTTTCCATAAGATAAGGATTATTACGCATAGGAGCAACATTATAAACACCAGGATCTCTTTGATTCAATCCAACAAAAGCATTCATTGTAGCTCTTGAAAGATCCATCCCATGTTGTCTCATTCTAATGGCTGTATCTCTAACATATAAAGCTGTAGCAAAAGCCATCACTAAATCGTCATTGTATCCTGATTGTGCTTGAGCTTTTCCGTTTCTCCATATAAACACTCTCATCTCTCCCAATAGCCTTTTTGATTGTAATACTACAGATCTTTCTCTTACGTACTCAGTCATTTTAGCGATTACTAAAGGTCTTGTTTTTAAGGACATTGTAAATCCTGGTACCAGTTTATCCCTTTCAAACTTGGCCATATAAGATTCAACTGTTTCAGTATCTGATCTTGAGGAGTAGTATAGGTTCTTGTATTCTCTTTCTAATACTTGTTCAATTGTTGACCATCCTATATTTGCATTTTCTACTACTAGAAGTGCATCACAATATTCTGTTGCTACTCCTACCAATACGTTTCCATATTCTTTAGGAGATATTTTACCTTTATATTCTGCAACTTGGGTACAGCTTTCAATATCAAATACATGGAATGCGGAGTAGTCGGTAGAATCCCCACGAGCAACGTCGGCAACAACCATATATGATTTCGTATAGTCAGGTGATTCCCATATCCAAAGATTTCCATCTACACCTCTCTTTTCCATTGGTTCTTTTACATATGTCTCTTCGTAGAATGACATATTCTCAACCTCAATTACTGAGTCCCCTGATGATAGAAAGTCGCAATCACATTCCTGTGCTGCCATCTTCTCTCCTAATTGTCTTGATTGTTCATCTCTCCAGTCTTGTTGTCTTTCTGGATGAACATCCCATTTTAATTTAACAGGTACGAATCCATTCTCTCCTGCTTCAGCTTTTTCCCATGTTTGGTGGAACCAGTTTCCTACACCATTTGGAGTAGAAAGAGCCATACATTGGCCCCCTGTTGCAAGTGTTTGTTGTGCTGCAGTAAACGTTTCTTCAATGTTATCAATAAAGGCTGCCTCATCTATTAGTAGTAATGATACCGCTTCTGAACGAGCAGCATCTGCATTGGATGATTTAGCTGTGATTTTAGAACCGTTTTTAAGTCTCATTGATAACTTATTTTTTTCTAAGAAAGGAAGTTGTAACCATTTTGGTAAATTCTCATACATGAAAATTGTTTTGGTTACAAGGTTTCTAGCTGTTGCTTGAGTAATTGCTAATGCTAGAACGTTTTTATCTTTGTGGAAGATCATTAACCATAAAGCGTATGCTGAGGCTAATGTTGAGATTCCTAACTGTCTTGATTTTAGAGTTATTAGCATTTTCTCATCTCTGAATAAATGCAATACTCCTTCCTGGAATGGGTAGAGGTTAAATAGAATTCTACCTCTTGTTGGATGTTGAATGTAGCAATACTTCTTCATGAAGTAGGCAGGATCTTTTGCACACTTTATATACTCCTGTGCTACTATTTGTTTAATATCTTGTTGTGACATATTATATACTTATATATTATAAATATGTGTATATAAAAAAACCCACCTTTATGGGGTGGGCTTGTTCTGTTTTTCTTTTTTTATGTTGTGGAATTAGCTAGCTACAATTATTATGTCAGCTACATCACTATTATATAATTTTCCATCACCTTTTTTGTACGTTACCTTATCTCCAGAAATTGCTGTTATTCTACCCATTTCTTGATTTAACTGTTCTTGACTATTTCCGTACGACATATTAGGTGCTATCATCATATTAACTTTTAACTCTTCAGGGTTTGGAGCTTTAAATCCTTGCATACTACCACGTAAGATTTCCTTTTGGGTATATGTTCCATTTTCACTCAACATTCTAGAGCTTGCAGTTAATTTGTTTTCTGCTAAGAATTTTCTTAAGTCAAAAAATCCTTCTTGTAATGCTTCTACTTTTTCTGCTTTAGGAGCTGCAGGTGCTTTTTCTTTTTTGTTGAATTTCTTATCAAATGCTGCTTTTAACTTTTCTGCTGCTTTTTCTAACTTTGCAGCATCAGTAGCTAATTGCTTTAAGTCTTTTGGACTAATGTGTGCAGCATGCTCACTTTCTTCCATTTTCTTTGCTTTCATTCTTAATGCTTCAGCAATCTTTTTCATTTCCTGCATTTTATGCTCTTCTGCTACCTTATTTGTTCCGTGGTCAATGCTATTCATTAACTCATCGATTGTATTGTATTCAGGTATTACAGTTTCGTCAGCCATTTCATCTCCTTCTTCCATTTGATTTCCTTGATACTGATCTCTTCTATAATCTTCTTCGTCTGCAGCATCTGCTGGATTGAATGCATCTTCTCCTTCTTCTGGGTATCCCATGGCATCTTGTACCATTTCTACTAAACGTCTTTCTTTAGCAGTTAATTTTGTTTCTTTCATAATTGGTTTTTTATTTTGTGTTCCTTCTCTTTCCATTTCCATGTTATTTCTAAACATGTATAATAGGTGGCTTTCTAAAGTACTTTTCTCAGAACGAGTAGCCTCTGATCCTACTTCTTGCTCTACTTGTTTGATAGCATCTTGGATTGTTTGAAGTGCTGTTGAATATCCTCTAATAGTACCTACTATTTGCTCTGCTTTTGCATTTACTGCTTTAGCGGCTGGTGTGTCGTATGAGTCTGAGTATCTTGCTTCGTCTAGTTTGTTTTCGTCTAACCCGTCTCCTAGCTCAGCGTTAATGTCTGCTTCAATAAAGTCAGCAATATTAGATTGAATTTCATATTCATTTTGAATTTCTTCTGAACTTATAGGTTCTCCAGCTACATCTATTCCTACAAATTCTTCGTTACCGTCTGGGTCTATTATTGCGTAAAAACAAGTATCCATTACACTAGAATCCTCCATAGAGTATATTTTGTGTCCATCTATAGTAGTCATATAAAACCCTCCTGTTCCTTCTTCATCGAAGTATTTGTAATCTTCTTGCTCTTCTTTTAAAAGTTGTGCGTTTTTTGTAAGTTTATTCTCTGTTAAGAATGTTCTTAAATTAAAATTATTTGCCATTGTGGTCTATTTTGTTTATAAATAGTTTATTTTTATTTAAAACCTGCTAATTGCGGATTTATGTCTGACCTTACTGCAGGCTTAAATAATACATCGGTACCTATTGAATTTATTAGTTTATTTACTCCAAATAGCTTATAGTAACCTGATGCTGGATTGAATAGTAGGAATTTTGTAATACCCTTTGCTTCTGTGTATCCTAGTATCTGTGCTTTGTATAATACTTTTGCAATTGACTCTGAGTTTGCCATGTCTGTGTCTTTTAGCTGTACTGCCCCTGTAGCATTACCTTTGTAATATGCGTTCACTATAAAATTATTTATTGCATCAAGAGCTGCTTTTTTATCTTGCACATTATCATAGTCTTCTTTAAATACATCAGCTATTTGGGTCTTTCCACTCTGTGTTTTGTAATAAGAATTAAGTCCACCTGCTCTTACTAAGGAAATTCTAGGACCTCCTGATAGTTGATCTGGGTTCTTTGTACTTATACCTAATGCTTTAACTTCTAGATCTTTTCCTTTATAAACTAAATCTCCTGCTGTTTCACTTTTAGATACATCACTGTACAGCATTGGGAATAGTACCTCTCCTCTACCTACACCTACACTTCCTTTAGCTCCTGTTAATCTACCAAATGAGGATAGTACTGGTTTTAGTTCTGGGCCTAATGCGTCATATGCATTACCTGAGCTTTTTAGTTTATTATCTTTAATTCCTGCTACAAACTTATCTACTAAGTTTGCTTTGGCTAAAATATCAATAAGCTCTGCTGGTAGATTCCTATTATCAAAAGTTGTTTTAGTTACATTTCTAGTTCCTAAAAACTTTTTTAAATCATCTACACTGGATGAATTTTTTAAAGTTCTAAGTACTCTTGTTAGTAGTTTTGTGTTACCTTTTTCAGCTTGCAGTATGCTTGTAATTTGTGCTGCTAATTCTTCATTTGATGGCTGATCCTCTTTAGGTGCTTCCTCTTCTTCCGCAACAATACCAAACTGTGAATAAATCTCTTTTAATATTTTCATATCGTCAGGATTATT